TGGCTGACTTCGCTATATAACCCCATGCGCTGTTGTTGGTGGCCGCAGGGACGTTTTTGGCAGCTTTACGCACATCTTCGGTGGTAAAGAACCTATGCCGTTTGGCGTGTTCTACATAGGCTTGGTAAGCCAGTGCATTCCATTCTGGGCCTTGTTTATTGGCTGACAATTTAGCCAACCGTAGACCTTCCTCTAATGCCGTTGATGGCTGCAAGGTCGGCTTCGACTTCTGCGAGAAATTCGCAAACAGATTTTTCCAATTCCATGATTTGTTCGTCATTGCGATGATGCCTTTTAATGAAAAGTTTGAGGTCTTCGGGAAAGTCTGGGTTGTAACAAACGTAATCGACCCACTTCCGCTCTGGCATACAAGCAAGCTGCCAGTTGATTTGCGTCACATACTGCGATGGTATTTCGCCAGTCGTTAGCGTTTCGAGATGTCCTGCTGGCTGACGGCACTTGATTTCGACAAGCCCTTCGTCGCCAACAAGACCATCTGGCGAACAATGCGTCCACGGAATGCTTGAATGCCTGACCAAGCCCGTTTCCGTAACGGTTACGTTTTGGTCAAATGAATACGCTATTTTGGCTTCAGCTTCGGTGTCGATGCCATGCTGCATTGCCGCACTGACAAAACCAGCCGCTTGTTTGCCTGTCAGCCGCTCCAATGCCAGCTTGACGCGCAAATTAGTTCTGGTGGTGCTGTATCCGCTTTTGGTGCGGGATAGGGCGTCAGCAACCTGTGACGCCCCCAGCGAACCGCATCGTGCAGCATACCAATCTTCGCTGCGCTGTTCGACATCAACCCGCATTTTGCACCTTCCGTTCTAATGCCGTCTTTGCTGTTTCAAACAAATTCGATGGAAGCATTGCGATAGCTGGCACTTTATAGTGCGCCGCCATCACAGTTGCGTCAGTGCCTGTGCGGTCAATTAAATCTTGTAGCACCGTAAACTGCTCCTGCGTGATGGGCTTTGCTGGCGCTGGCTGCTGGGCCTTAACTGCTGCGTTGCCGTCATCGTCTTCTGTTGGCAGACCAAAGCAAGTTTGCAGTGCATATCGCCGCGCATAAGTTAGGGCCGACCCGTAACCATGTGCGTCATGCTTATTGGCTGGCACAAACAATACACCCATCGACAACTTATCGCCGCTGCTGTGTATCAGGATGGTTTCAATTGATATGCCGCCTTCGCTTGGCTTTGGCATCTGCATAAATGCAAGGCCATGCTTCGCAAGGTGTGGCTTGATAGCGTCAATCACCGTCGGAAGGTCAGCGTATTTGGATTTGAAATGCGGGTTGCTGGCTGTCTTGGTCGCAGCTTCCAATTCGGCAAATGCGGCAACATATGCAGCACAAATTTTGTCTTCACTCATTTTTTGCCCCTTATGCAAAACGTAAAACTTCAAGGCTGTCTGTGGTGTTATTTCTCTTTACCATTGCAGACCCAGCGCCCCATTTGTGAACGCAATATGCGCTTATGTTGGATGATAAAATTTTGCGGTCAAAATAGCTGAACGGAACCGAAGCACTGCCGCCAACTTCTAGGTTTTCGATGTATGGCAGATAATGTGAACGTGTTTCACCGTAAGCGTATTGAGAACTGCTTGCTTTTTTGCGCGGCGGCTTAACTTCCAAAGTTCCCAAAATTTCGTCGTTGAACTGGATGGCATAAACTGCGCCAGCCGCATCAAGTAATCTGATGGCCTTGCCGACGGCCTCTTGGTGGATACCTAATTTATCAGTCATTTTCATTTGCTCCTTAAAAAAACCGTGAATACATTTTGTGAAGGTCGATGGTTGTGTGCCAATCTTCAGCGTTAAGGAGATTGGCAATTTTTTCAGCCAACGCTTCTTTGAAATTTGGGTGACAACCGCCAGCCTCAACAATTGCGTCAGCCGCATCGCAAGCTGGGCAACAGAAGGTTGATGTCAATTCAAAGCTGCAAATTTTGCAGGTTTCAATGTCCATAATTGTTTGCTCCTTGTGTTTTTTCTAAAAGACCTATTTACATATGTAAAGCATTTTTTTATGGACGGCTTTGGACGCACATGAACATATCTGAACCTAACAAGAGGTAACAACAAATGACGTTAAGCCATCAAGCCGTTATGCGTATTTACGGACGCGCTGCTGAACACAATATCACTGCTGGAAAGCTTGCCAAAGCCGCTGGCCTAAGTCGGGTCACATTAAGCAACTGGAAGCGCAAACGCTCAACGCCAATGTTGGAAGCATATCTTGCTGTCGAACAGGCGCTGGATGGATTGATTGCAGCCAAGACCAAAGGCAATGTTTAATCGTCGGTCAAAATTCAACGCCAAGAAAGCGTATTGCGCCCAATGCCACAAGCATGACAGCAAGCGCGAAGCTGCGCGTTGTGATGAACTGCATACATTATGGGCTGCGGGTGAGATTGGCGATTTGGTTATTCAGCCGCAGTTTTGGTTTATCATTAACGGCAATCAGGTGAAGCACGATAACGGGCGTCGCGTCGGATATAAGCCTGACTTTGCCTACACGGAAAATGGTCGGGATTGCGTCGAAGATGTGAAGGGTATGGTCACGACTGACTTCACATTACGCAAGGCGATATTCAAAGCCCTATTTCCGACAATCGAATTTCGGCAAACAAAGTAGCTTTATGAATGGCTGATGTTGAGATAAGAGGGGGGCCAGCGAAATTAAGGAGCATCAAAATTTCGCTGGCCGCAATGCTAAATTTAAGGGGAAGTAGCACCGCAATGACAAATTATATACGCCACAAAACCATTTTGCAAGGCACATAGCCATGCACTATTTCCAATTCAACATTGGCGATTACGCCAGCCATACGCGCCACCTGTCCTTGTTAGAGGATTTGGCTTATCGTCGTTTGCTTGATGTCTATTACCTGAAAGATGGTGCGCTTGTTGGAACGGCAGCAGAAGTTGCCCGACAGATTGGTATGCGCGACCACATCGCAGAAGTCGAACAGGTGCTGCAAGACTTCTTCATTGCCGACAATCAGGGTGGATGGGGGCATACAAGGTGCGATGCAGAAATAGCGCATTTCCGCGATAAATCACTGAAAGCATCTAATGCTGGTAGGGCTTCCGCTCAACGTCGGAACAACGGACGTTCAACGGACGCTCAACCAACCAATAACCAACAACCAATAACCAACAACCAAGAAACAAATATACCCCTGAAGGGGAAAGTGTTGAAGCCTGACGGTGTATCGCAACAGGTGTGGGATGATTTTATGGCTGTTCGCAAAGCCAAGAAATCACCTATGACGGAAACCGCATTGCGGTCTTTAATGAAACAAGCCAGCATTGCTGGATGGAATTTGCAGGATGCTATCAGCGAGGCAACAAGTCGCGGCTGGCTTACCTTCAAGGCTGAATGGGTAAAGGAGCAAAGAAATGGACGGCAATTTGACAGCGCAGGAGCATCTGAACGAGCAGCCCGACAAGCACTGCACGAAATATCAGGCGGCACTGGAAGCTTTGAAAACTGCACAGGAGAAATATCGACAGGCCACGCCACAGGAAATCATCATACTATTGACGCCATGCCTGATGCTGTGCGCTCCATCGGGTATGCAGGAGAGCGAACGGACAGCTTGGTATAAAGCCGCCGTCATGACGGTGAACCACATCCCACTGTCGATACTGCGCCGTGCCTGTGAGCAAGCCCGTCGAAGCTGCGACCACCCTGCCAAGATTGTGCCGTTCATCTGCAATTTTGAACAGGAAGCCGTGCGCTGGGCCAATGACGCGATACGTCACGCACAGGCGCTGGTTGATAACTTTAACGCGCCACGCATCCCGAAGCAGGAAAAAGAATATATCACGCCAGAAGAATTTGCGGCGCTGAAAGAGGAATTGATGCAATCACTGAACGCCAAAGAAGGAATGAACTAATGATTTATGCCAACCTAATCCGTGAATGGGCCAAAGACCGCAACCTGATTGAAGGCAGCACGGTTCAGGCTCAATTCGTGAAGCTGATAGAAGAAATCGGTGAACTGGCCGAAGCCATTGCCAAGGGCAAAGACGAACAGTTTATGGATAGCATCGGTGATGCCTTCGTCGTGCTAACCATCTTGGCAGCGCAAAAGGATTTGGAAATTGAAGAATGCGTTGTTCACGCATGGCACGAAATTAAAGACCGCAAAGGCCGCATGGTGGACGGAATTTTTGTCAAAGAGGAGTAAATGCAAAATAAATGCAAAAAAATGCATATGGGGCTTTACATATAACATTACCAAAATTATAAGGGGGCATCAACCACAGGGGTTCTACCCCGCCACTTAAGGAAAACGACCATGACTATCATTTCTTCATCACCAGCTTACCTCATCGTTGCAGGTCACAACAACTTTGAAACACGCGACGAATTTGCAATCGCATACGAAAGCAAAAACCACGGAACGCTTTATAACTTTTACACGCTTGGATGTGTTGCTGATTTTGCTGCTGAAATGGACGCAGACCCAGTAGTGGCTGAACAACGGGCGATTGCAAACGGTCACGAAGTTTTTTGGGCTAATATCAAGGCAACTATGGTTACTTCTGACAAGCGGGAGCAACAAATTGTTCGCGGCATTAAACACGGCGATGTGATTAACTACAAAGGCAAATCATTCACTGTGCAGCCAACCCGCAACAACAACGTCAAACTGGTTCAAATCTAACCTAACGGGGGCTTCGGCCCCCACCCACCAGAGGCCAAGCCTCGCCATTACGGAGATGTAAAATGACATTTATCACGCAAGCAATCGAAACTAAATACATTAAACCCACCAACGTCACTGGCGGACGCATAAAAGCAATGGCATGGGCTGGCAGCGTCACACTTCCATACGACCATGAATTAAGTGTCGAAAAGAACCACAAGAAAGCCGCCTTTGCATTGCTTCTTAAACTGCGCTGGAACGGTAAATATGCCCAAGGCGGCAACGTTAAGGGTGACGGCTACTATTTTGTAAACGTGGAGGGCGCATAACATGATGACCAAACTTGATAGGCTGAAAGCACGCGCTGCTAAATATCAAAAAGAAGTGGACGCTGGTTACAATTTTGTGGGTCGCAATGGTGTGCCACGCCACACGCCATTGCAGAATACCCTTAACTTCATAAATTCAGAAATTCGTTTTTTGGAGCGCACAGCATGACACCCCGCGAAAGAAACCTGACCATCATTGACCACATCGCATCCGAATATGGATATGATAGGCATGACATTCTTGGCAAGCGACGGTTTAAGGTGCTGGTCGAAATCCGTTACGAATGCATTAAGTTCTTTCGCGCACAGGGGTTCAGCACACCAGAAATAGGTCGCATTATGAAACGCGACCACAGCACCATTGTTCATGCCTTGCAAAAGATAGCAAAAATGGAAGCGGCAGAATGACACCATCTAAGTTAAAATTGGCAAGAAATTATCTTGGCTACAGCCTAAATGATATGTCCGACGCATTGCGTTTGTCACCGACAACGGGTGCGACCACACTTCGTAAGATGGAAGCTGGAAAGATAAATATCACAGGGCCAATTTCCGTTGCTGTTGATGCCATGCTGAAGGGGTACGACCCTTTTGAGGACGAAAATGATGATGACTGCTACGGATTATATGAGCGACCTTATCCGCTATAAGCATGGCGTAGATAAGGATAAGGCAGCACTGCTTGCCAAATGGCGCAAGCATGAATGGTCGAGCGAAGAAATGCGCCAATGGGCTAACTGGCAATGGAAAGACATGGTTGGCTAGTTATGCGACAGTTGCCAAAATGAAAACGGATGTATAACGATATGATTGAGGTTGTAACCAAGTTTGCTTGTTATTGCGGATTTCATTCTGAAGGCAAGGGCGACGCGCCAAATTGCACAAGGTGCGGAGACAAGATGCACTCTTGGGGGACAAGGGAAGTTACAACGAAATCATTTACCTTGGTCGGTGAAAGCGCCGACAAGCGCACGATTAACGGAGGATATTGATGAGCAATCCCAAAATTGAAATGCGACTTGTCGCTGAACTTATCCCATATGCAGCAAACAGTCGCACCCACAGCGATGCACAGGTCGCACAAATAGCGGCAAGCATTAAGGAGTTTGGTTGGACAAATCCAATTCTTGTTTCTGGCGACAACGACATCATTGCAGGGCATGGCCGCTTACTTGCTGCGCGAAAGCTGGGCATGGATGCAGTTCCAGCCATTGCGCTCGACCATTTAAGCAAAGCGCAGCAACGCGCTCTTGTAATAGCTGATAACCAACTCGCTCTCAATGCAGGGTGGGATATGGATTTGCTGAAGGCTGAAATTGAAGACCTGAAGCTGGGCGATTTTGACATTGACCTATTGGGCTTTGATGAAAAGTTTTTGGATGGGTTGTTAGAGCCGGAACCAACGGACGGACTGACCGACCAAGACGCCGTTCCTGAAGTACCTGAAACACCAAAGACCGTGCTGGGTGACGTTTGGGTGCTTGGTAATCACAGGCTTATGTGCGGAGATAGCACAAGCATTGATGCCTTTGATAAACTAACTAATAAATCCAAGCCTGTCCTAATGCTCACTGACCCGCCATATGGCATAGGATATGAATATGTAGGGCATGATGACAGTTCATCAGAGGGAAATGACCAACTTTGCGCTGACGTTTTCGCATTAGGCCCAGACGCAAAAGTTTATACACCGGGTTTAATGAATTTAAGAAGGGAATTAAATAGGTTTCCTAAAGCAAAAGTTGCTGTTTGGCATAAAAAATTTGCCGCTGCAGGAAATGGCCTTGGTGGAGCAAGCACATGGGAGCCAGTAATAATTGAAAGCCCAATGGCCGCATCATTAAAAAACGACGTTTTGCAAATTATGACTGAACGTCATTTTGTTGAAGGAAAGTCATTACGCGAATTGCATTCCTGTCCAAAGCCTGTCGCCCTTTATCGGGAGTTATTGCAATCATTTAGTAGGTCTGGTGATGGAGTGTATGAACCATTTTGCGGAAGCGGAACAACTTTGATAGCGTGTGAAGCGGAAAACAGGATTTGCTTCGGAATGGAAATTACCCCAGCGTACTGTGACGTAATCATCAAGCGTTGGCAGGAATTTACTGGTAAGAAGGCCGTCCACGCAGAAACAGGGGAAGCCTTCGATGGCTGATGTTAAATTGACCGCAAAGCAAGAAGCCTTTGCCCAAGGCATAGCTGATGGCTTAGGCCAAGCCGACGCTTACAGAATGGCTTATGACGCAGAAAACATGAAGGATAACACCATTTATCCGCTTGCGTCCAAATTGATGAACAACAACAAGGTCGCCACAAGGGTTGCCGAATTGAAAGCACAGGTGGCCGACAAGCAATTATGGACACGCGAAATGTCCGTTAAGGGCTTAATGAGCGCATACCGCATTGCACTGGAAGCCAAGTCATCGACAGGCATGACGGCTGCGGTCAAAGAACTAAACATCATGCACGGCTATAACGAACCGACCAAGCTGGCTGTGAATATGCACTTCAAGCCCATTACGGATGAAGACTGGCTTTGACCTTCACGCCCAGCCAAAAGGATTTTATATACAGCACAGACCCATTCCCTGCGTTCGTCGGCGGCTTTGGCTCTGGCAAGACGGCTGCGGGTATCGCACGGCTTATGCGCTTAAAGCGTTATTGCCCTTATCAGGATGTCGCATATTACCTTCCCACCTATCCGCTGATTGAAGACATCGCCTTTCAACGCTTCCCTGCCCTGTTTGAGCGCAACGGCATCCCGTTCAAGCTGAACCAGCAAAAGGCTGTGCTGGAAACGGAACTGGGCCGCATCATCTTTCGCAACATGGAACAGCCTGACCGCATCGTCGGTTACGAAGTTGCCCACAGCGTTGTCGATGAACTTGATACGCTGCCCATCGAAAAGGCACGGGCTGTCTGGAACAAGATTATCGCCCGTAACCGCCAGAAGGCATTTACTGTTGGTGGCAAGCCCGTTCGCAATACTGTCGGCGTTGCCACCACGCCTGAAGGTTTCCGTTTCGTCTATGACCGCTGGGTTAAGAACAAGGCTGATGGCTATGCGCTGTATAAGGCCAAGACATCTGACAACGCCGCCAACCTTCCGCCTGATTATATTCAGAACTTACAAAATAGCTACAGCGCCAGCTTGCTTGCCGCATATCTTGATGGCGAATTTGTCAATCTGACTGCTGGCAGCATATATCCAGAATTTGACCGCAAGCTGAACATCACCTTTGCGACCATCGAACAGCGCGAACCACTGCACATCGGTGTTGACTTTAACGTCAACAATATGAGCGCCGTCGTGTGCGTGATACGCAATAATGACCCACTGGCACTGGATGAATTGTCGGGTGTGCGCGATACGCCGACACTGATACGCATATTGCAGGAGCGATACGCTGGGCATCAAATCACGGTATACCCAGACGCATCGGGCGGCGCGACCAAAAGCGTCAATGCCAGCCTGTCAGATTTGACCCTTTTGCGGTCTGCTGGTTTCACGGTGTTGGCAAATAGTAAAAACCCTGCCGTCAAGGATAGGCTGATGGCGGTGAACCAGATGATTTATAATCAGGGCAAGCGAAGGCTGTTGGTCAATCCTGACAAATGCCCTAATGTTATTGAAGGTTTGGAGCGCCAAGCATACGCGAAAAATGGTGAGCCAGATAAATCAAGCGGCTTTGACCATTTGAATGATGCTATCGGCTATTTTATTGCATATAAATATGCTATCGGTAGAGGAACGGTATCCTTTGCTCAAATTTCTGGGGTGTAAATGTCTGTCTCCAACACCAACACCGAATATGACGCTAACCGCTTTAAGTGGAAGCGTTGCCGTGATGTTATTTCTGGGCGGGATGCACTAATCCAGAACTACGTCAGCAATACGCGCTACACTGGAAGCCTTTACAACCCGTCATTCGATACGAACAACTATCTGCCACGGCTGACAGGCCAAACGGATGTTGAATACATCACCTATCAGGAACGGGCTGGCTTCTTCAACGCAAGCGCACGGACGCTGGATGCTTTCACTGGCATGATATTTGCCAAAGACCCAGTTTACAAGCTGCCCACGGCGATTGAGCCATACGCTGATGACATCACGCTGGCTGGCGACAATCTGCGCGAATTTAGCGAACAGGTCGTGGAGCAACAGATTGCCGTGGGTCGCGTCGGCATCATGGTCGATTACCCCGCCAATGCGCCGACCAATATCACGATTGCCGCTGCCGAAGCGTTAAACATCCGCCCATTCTTGCGCTATTACACAGCCGAAAGCATCATCAACTGGCGCGTCAGCTACATCAATGGCGCACAGGTGCTGACGCTTGTGGTGTTGAAAGAAACTGTCGATGTGCAGGAAAACGAATTTACCACCAATCAGGTTACGCAATATCGCGTCCTTGACCTGACGGAAAAAGGTTATCGCGTTCGCGTAATGACCGAAGACAACGAACTGATTAGCGAAATATTGCCAACACGAAACGGCGGCACTTTGCGTTACATCCCGTTTGTTATCCTTGGCGCTAACAGCGCGACTGCCACAGTGCAGAAACCGCCATTGCTTGACTTGGTAGACACGAACCTTGGTCACTATCGCAACAGCGCCGATTATGAGCATGGCTTGCACTTCACTGGCTTGCCCACCCCATATGTTGCGGGTGTGCAGCTTCCAGAAGGCGCAACCCTTGCTGTCGGCTCAATGAGCGCATGGATATTCCCTGACCCAGCCGCAAACGCTGGCTACCTTGAATTTAAGGGCGATGGCCTAAAAACACTGCGCGAAGCCTTGAAGGACAAAGAACAGCGCATGGCTGTCTTGGGCGCAAGAATGCTTGCCGACGATAAGCGCACCGCTGAAGCCTTTGGCACGGTCGAATTGAAGACCGCTGGCGAACGGTCAGTGCTTGCGTCAATCAGCCGTTCTGCATCGGACGCTATCACCCGCGCCTTGAACTGGATGGCCGAATGGGTTGGCGCACCACAGGACGTAGAATTTAGCCTTAACACCGACTTTGGCGCAGCACGGATGCAGCCGCAGATGGTAACTGCATTGCTTGGTGCATACCAAGGCGATGCAATGCCGCTTTCGGTATTGTTTGAGAACTTCCAGCGCGGCGAACTTATTTCGCCTGACATGGAATTTGAAGAATACGAAGCGCAGTTGGCCGACGCTGGCCCAAGCTTTGACGAAGAAGTGCCTGACGTTTCTGATGAAGTCGCGCCTG